AATACAGCGCAGGAAAGTTACTTATTATTTTCCGTGGTGGTGTAGCTACAGCTAAGTGGGGATTCTAATATGGCGTTTAAAAGATTTGGTTCTAGAGAATACATGGCCAATAAAAGAAAGAAGGCTGCCGAGAGAGATGCTGCGTCCAAGCCAAAGGCAAAGCCAAAGGCAAAGCCAAAGGCAAAGCCAAAAGCAAAGCCAAAAGCTAAAGTTGTTAAAGACCAGTAGAGGTAGTATTCAGACCGGCAAAAGGCTCGCCAGTACAATGGCGAGCCTTTTGTTTCTTTCAAAAAAACAATAATTGTTCTTGACATTCTTTTTATAAATATGTTACTATTTATATTGAGTTTTAACAACCATCAGGAGGAGATATGGACACCGCTCAAGCACTTCAAACCCTAGTTTCTGCAGCGCAAGTTGCACAAGGCAAAGGGGCATTTTCGCTTCAAGAGGCCGCAGTTGTTGCGGAGGCTGTAGGAGTTTTTACAGCTAACTCACAACAGACTGCTGACCAAGCAGACAATACAAATATGACAAATGAGAGTGTAAACGAATCAGCCGAGTAATTTTAAGCCTCCGAGAAACTATTTATATCGAGGAGACTTAAATGAATGGCATTACCCACTCTTACACCTTCAAGCACAACCAGTGCAATTGTCTTAACGGTTACTGGATCACATAGTAATGTAGATTCTGCTAGTAATCCTTTACCTTTTGGTATATACACCAATGCAGCACCGACAACAGCAGCTTATAACGCTTTTGTTTCTGGTGCTGTAGATCAGGTTGCTCACACTTACAAAAAACTGGGCGGAGACGTCTTAGATATTGAACTAACCCAGTATCAAGTATATGCTGCTTACGAAGAATCTTGTCTGGAATATTCTTATATTATTAACTTACATCAGGCAAAGAATGTTTTAGGTGACGTTCTAGGGAATACGACTGCATCTTTTGATCAGGATGGTATGATAAAATCTGGACAAAGTTTGTCTGGGTCAAACGTGGCTTTAAGATATCCAAGGTTTCAGTTCGAGTATGCAAGAAGAGTTGCAGATGGTGTATCAAAAGAGACGGGGATCGGAGGTTTGAGTACAGAATATTCTGCTTCTTTCGATTTAACGGCCAGCGTTCAGGACTATGATCTGCAAACAATAATTTCCAGCAGCGCTGCCAGTGACAGTGATGCTCCTTTTTATAATAAAGTTGGAAATAAAAAAGTATACATTAAGCACGTTTATTATAAGACTCCTCAAGCTATGTGGAGATTTTATGGGTATTATGGCGGCTTAAATGTTGTGGGTAATTTGTCCACCTATGGGCAATATGCCGATGACTCCACGTTCCAACTGGTTCCTTCGTGGCAAAACAAATCTCAGGCCATGGCGTATGAAGATGCCATTTATACAAGAATATCACATTGGTCTTACGAACTGAAAAACAATAATTTGAGAATATTCCCCCGACCTAGTAGCCTTTTTAATGGAAAGACAATGTGGGTTAAATTCATGGTCCAGGAAGATGCTTGGGACGAGGATACAGATAAAACGATTGGGGCTCAAGGTATTAATAACGCAAATACATTGCCTTTTGAAAATATTCCTTATGAGAATATCAATAGCATAGGTAAACAATGGATTAGAAGGTTTGCTTTAGCCCTGGCAAAAGAAATGCTAGGCTTGGTCAGAAGCAAATTTAGTAGCATACCCATACCAAATGAATCACTTACATTGAATGGTGACGCCTTAGTAACGCAAGGTAAAGAGGAACAGGACAAACTTAGAGAAGAGTTAAAAACAACACTGGAAGAAATAACGTATGCAAAGCTTGCAGAAACAAATTCTGCAGTATTAGAGAATACTAGCAAAGTCATGCAAAATGTTCCAGCTGGAATTTATGTGGGGTAATTTGAATGGCAGATAATAAGTGGTCACAACCTAGTCAGCCTCCTCCCCCTCTTTTTGTTGGAAAGAAAGAGCGAGACTTGATCAAGCAGGTTAACGATGAACTCATCGAAAGAGTAATCGGACAACAGGTCTTGTATTATGCCATTAGCTTAGAACATACTCAGTTCCACTCTTTGTACGGAGAGGCAATTAAAAAGACTTTTTTGCCTCCTGTGCGTGTATACGCAATTGTTGAATGGAAAGGTCATGAAACTACAGCAACAAACTTTGGTATTGATAGACGCTCTTCGATAACTGTACACTTTCACAAGAGACGTCTGACAGAAGACCAGGATTTATTTGTACGAGAGGGTGATTTTGTTTTGTATGGCAACGATCACTACGAGATCACAACATTAAATGAGCCAAAAGAGATTTTTGGCCAAGCTGATCACAAAATTGAGATTTCAGCCGAATGCGTAAAGGCAAGGGAGAGTTTATTCAATGGCACCTAAACTTCCAGATCCTCCGATATCTAGTTTTGCTTCATCTGTGACTGATACCCGCATACCCTTTGGTCCCTCAACGATTGAGAATATTGATTTTGCTATTACTGAGTGGATCAAGGGTCAAAACATCTTTTGCGAGACTACAAATAAGCAGCGCATGCAAGTGCCGGTTATATGGACTTCTGCTGAGAGGGCTTTTCAAGTAAAAAACAAAAAAGAAATACGTGATGGCAGCGGTGCCTTGATTTTGCCAATTTTAACAATTGAACGAGGCTCTGTTTCTAAGGGTTTAGCAACACAAGCCAAGGGTTTGATGTTTCCCAGCCCCCTGCCACCAGATAAAGCGCCAAGATTAGAAATTGCAAGAAGAATAAATCATGATAAAACTTCTAATTTTAAAAACGCTGATATGAGAAGCCGTTCCGGACAGGTAAACTTTCCTGAACCGTATTTCGATGAGAATGCCCCTATTGATTTTGTCGTCCCCAAGAGAAAGACTGCTAATAAAACAGTATATCAAATCTATAGTATACCTTATCCGGTTTATGTGGAGATTTCATATAATATTAGTATCAAGGCTCAATATCAAGAACAAATGAATCAAATTGTTGAACCATTTTTTACTAGAACTGGGGGTTCAAGTTATTTCCTCGCAGAACACAATGGACATCACTATGAGGGGTTCATACAAGAGGAGTATTCGCAAGAAAACAATGTCACAGACATGGGCACAGAAGAGAGAATCTATCAAACGAGTTTCAACATTAATATACTAGGCTATGTCAATGGAGATGACAACCAAGAACACCCGCAGATTGAGATTCGCGAAAACGCTGTTGACGTCAAGTTTTCCCGTGAAAATGTTGTCTGGGATGCTAAAATTCCAACAAACAAAAAAGACGATAAGAGGGAATACGTTGACCGTGGAGGAAGCTCTGGAACTAAAAGTAGTTCTTGAAAAAATCAATTTGGGTTTTGGTAAATTGAGCAACTATTTATCTAAGAATATTTCGCTATTAATCGCTGCAAAGGAGAGCCTTTTACAATGTCAGAAAGAAAATTTAAATTTGTATCCCCTGGAATTTATATCAACGAGATTGATAATTCACAATTACCATCACTTCCACTGAGAGTCGGTCCTTCCATTATTGGACGAACTCAGCGAGGACCCGGAATGCGACCCATTCGCATTCAATCTATGTCGGATTTTGTCAATATTTTTGGAAATCCGACTGCTGGAGGTCGCGGAGGTGATGTCTGGAGACATGGAAATAATACTGCTCCGACATATGCGTCATATGCAGCGCAAGCTTATCTTAAAAATAATGGTCCAGTTGTTGTTGTTCGCTTGTTGGGAGAAAAACACCCCGATGCTGATTCAACTGCTGGAACACCCGGTTGGACAACCAACAATAAACACGCTAATGCGTCTAGAGCCACAAATGGTGGAGCTTTTGGTTTATTTGTTTTCCCATCTTCCTCGGCAAATACAGTTGCTTCAACTTACGTAACTGGTACATTGGCAGCAGTGTGGTACTTGCACTCCGGAAGTATTGAGCTTTCCGGTGCGCTTTACAACGACGATGGATCCACAGTGGTTCACACGACTGGTTCTAACAAATTGATCAAAGCTACTAATACTAGCAATTATGAATTTAAAGCGATTGTTAAAGATAACGATGGTGATACGACTTTAACTACTACTTTTAACTTTGACGATAGTAGCAATAAGTTTGTCCGTAAGGTTTTCAATACAAACCCCACGCTAACAGACGATATCAATGGTACCCGAGGTACTGCAGCTGAACAATACTGGCTTGGCGAAACATACGAGGATTGGCTCATTGAACACTTTGAACAAGAAGGGCTTCATGGAGAATCTGCTGGATCTAAGGGCGCTGGCTCCGGTGCTTACTATGGCACTATTTTGGCTCTTGTCTCGGGCTCCGGTGGCTCACAAAAAGCATATGCGGATTATAAGGAAGCTGCCAAACCCGCTAAAACACCTTGGATCTTCTCGCAGGACCTTACGCTCAACTCTGGAAGTTATAATCCCACTGGTAGTAACGGAACAGCCGGTGCAGGAAGTTCAAACTCTGTCGGCGGCGTTCAAAAACTCTTTAGACTCATTACCTTGAATAGTGGAGAATGGGAAGCTAAGAACCTTAAAGTCTCCATTCAGGATATCAAGAAATCCACCAACACTGATGCTCCATATGGAACATTTACAGTAACAGTGAGAAGCCGAAACGACACAGATAATTCTGTGCAATACATCGAGAGATTCAGTGGATGTAGCATGAATCCAGGTTCGCCTGATTATGTGGCAAGAAAAATTGGTGATATGAGATTAGATTGGGATAACAACCAGCGACGATATCGTTTGAAGGGTGATTATCCTAATATGTCTCGTTATATCCGAATTGACATGAAGAATGAAGTTGCTAATGGTGAAACGGATGAGCGATACTTGCCATTTGGCTTCTATGGCCCACCGCGATACAAGTCTCAGCAGGTCACATTTGATATTGATACTGAGGCAACAGCATCTGCAACAGATGCAC